TTTAGAAGCAATATGAACACGCGGAAGCCGCTCATGCACAGAAAATGGCTAGTCTAAAAGCGGAATAGACAGCGGCCGCCGCGGCTCTCAACACAATTAAAGAAACACGCAAAGCTGCTTATGAAGCATTACTTAAAGAAAAAGAGATTAAACAAAATAAAGATAATTATCGTCTTGCCCCTACTACGTCAGATTTATAGGATATTCATTCACTTTAGAATATTAAAAAATCGCTTCATAAGCCGCGTATTTTATCAATGTTAATTTGGCAAACATATTGGCAACCACTTGCTAAAGAAAAATTTCCTATTATTTTACAAGATAAGACAAAAACTGGTATTTATAAAATAACTAATATTGAAACTAACTAGTCTTATATTGGACAAAGTTTAGATATTTATAAACGCTGGTCTGATCATTGTAAAGCCGGTTTAGGAATAGATACCCCAGCAGGAAATAAACTTTATAAAGCTATGCAACAATATGGATTGGATTCTTTTACTTTTGAAATATTATGTGAATGTCCTAAAGAAGAGTTAAACGAAAAAGAAAAATATTTTATTTCACTCTATCAAGCTGATACTTATGGTTATAATGGGAATGCAGGTAACAAATAATTATGAAATTTACTAATACAAGAGCTTTTAATTTTGAAAATGCTTTTAGAGGACTTCGCAATCCTTTAGAAAGTTGGCAAAAATCAGACAGCGAATTTGGTGTTGATAATTTAAATTATAATTATCTTTATATGAATATTGCTCATCTTTATTGTGGTAGAGATGGTATTTACCTTGGAGATGAGCGGTATGATAAACTTAATAGTAAATATGCAACTTGGTTAAAAGACCAAGGTATTTTAGCTCACGATCAGAGTTTTACTTATGGAGAATATGCTTATATTGGACCATCTGACCTTGCTTTAGCTCAACGAATGATTAAAGCTGGAACGTCAGATAGAAAATTTCTCCGTCAAATTATGGTTTCTGTTGATATAACAGCTCCACTATACTGGTGGAAAGAATTTGATACTTATAAAGTAGGTACTGTTGCTAATTCAACAAGTACTATGCACAAACTTAGTAGCACTCCTATTACAAAAGAATGTTTTGAAACAGATGATATGGTAGATGTTTGTATTGAAGATAATAATGATCCTACTTTTATAGTAACTTCTCAATATGCTTTTATGTTGTATATTAACTGGTTAGAAGAGTTAAGACAGAGATATAATGAGACTAAAGATAAAACTTATTGGAAAGAATTAATTAGACTTCTTCCGGAGTCTTGGCTTCAGACAAGGACAGTAACTTTAAATTATGAAGTTTTAAGGAATATTTATTCGCAAAGAAAAACTCATAGATTAACAGAATGGCATAGATTTTGTGATTGGATTAAAACTCTTCCGTATGGAAATGAGCTTATTACATATGGACTTGACTAAATAAAAAAAATATATTATAATAAATAAAGAATACAAAAAGAAAAAAGAAAAGGAATAAAAAATAAGATGAAGAAAGTAACAAATCAGGAATTTATTGAAGGAAGATTATATCAGCATAATTTAGAGATTAAGAAGGTACAGAACAAAGAGTCCAAGAATTATGGTACAGATTTTATTTCTGGTACTTTAGATGTTGCAACTGATGAAGAAGGATTAAATATTGTAACAGTTCATTATACTTATGTAGTTGAAACAACCTCAAGTGGTAAGAAGAATGTTACTTTTGAGACTTTAAAGAATATTATTGAAGGTGGTAAAGCTTGGATTACTGATGGAAAGGATGAAGCTTTAAAACTTAGACTTACTCCGTCTCTTGCTTTGAATGATTTTTATACCGCAGATAATCAGCTCGTTTCTGCAAAGCGAAATGAGGGTGGATTTGTTAATGTGGTAAGAGAGTTATCTCCTGTTGACCAGCGTAATCGTTTTAAGTGCGATATGGTTATTACTGGTGTTACAAGAGTAGAAGGAGAAGATGGAGCAAAGGATTTCTTGAGAATCCGCGGAGCAGTATTTAATTTCCGTAATGATCTTCTTCCTGTTGAGTTTGTTTGCAGACGTGAGGATGCTTTTAGTTATTTTGAAGGTCTTAATGCTTCTAGCAAAGAGCCAGTATTTACGGAAGTTAGAGGAGCGATCGTAAGTAATACTATTAAGCTTAATATTGAAGAGGAATCTGCTTTTGGTAGCGCATCTGTTAGAACTGTAACTAGGAATGTAAAAGAATATGTAATTGACTGGGCAAGACCAACTGAGTATGATTTTGGCGCAGAAGATGTTCTTACGGTTGATGAACTTAAAAAGGCTCAGCAGAATCGTGAGGTTTATCTTGCTGAAATTAAGAAGAGAACTGAGGATTTTAGATCTAATAAAAATAGTAACTCAAATCCTGGAGTTCCAGCTGGTGGGTTTGACTTTTAATAAGAGGGGTTTATCCCCTCTTTTAGGAGGTATAAGATATGGCAATTAATCTTTTAAATATTTAGCCCCATAAAGTTAGTACAGATCTTTCCGGTTATATTACATTTATCTATGGCGCGCCTAAAAGTGGAAAAACTACTTTAGCAACCCAAATGCCAAAAGCATTATTACTTGCTTTTGAAAAGGGGTACAATGCTCTTCCTGGTGTAATGGCACAGGATGTTACATCTTGGGGAGATATGAAGCAGATTTTCCGAGAACTTAAAAAGCCAGAAGTAAAAAATACTTTTAGTTCTATCATTGTAGATACTATTGATATTGCAAGTGATATGTGTCAAAAGTATATTTGCGATCAAAATGGTATTACAACATTAGGATAGCTTGGATTCGGCAAAGGATGGACATTTTTTAAAAATGAATTTAGTCTTGTCTTTAGAGGTTTAACGCAGCTTGGCTATGCAGTAGTCTTTATTGGTCATGATAAAGAAGTTTTAGATGATAGTGGAAATAGAACCATTCGATCAGCTTTAACTTCTTCTGTAAGAACTATTATTACAGGTATGGCAGATATTATTGGTTATGCTCATCAGACTAAAGGGCAGCCGCAATCTGTTCTTACTATTAGATGTGGAGATGATTCAATAGAGTGTGGCAGTAGATTTAAATACATTAAGCCTGAGTTTCCAATGAGTTACAATAACTTGGTAAATGCAGTAAGGGAAGCAATAGAAAAAGAAGCGGCTGAAAATGATAATAAATTTATTACTGATAAAAAGCAAGAGGTAAAAGAAGCTCCTTCATATGACTTTAATTTATTAATGAAAGAGTTTCAAGGTTTAGTAGAAGCTATTATGGATGAAAGTCCTGACAATGCAGCTAAAATTACTTCTACTGTAGAGCATTACTTAGGTAAAGGTAAGAAAGCTAGCGAAATTACTCCTTATCAAGCCGAATTTTTGTATTTAATTAATGAAGATTTAAAAAATCTTTAATAAAGGAAAACGCGGCAACGGGTTTAACCGTTGCCGTTTTGACATATATAGAATTTTATGATATAATAATAATGTAGATTAAAAAGAGGTGATACCTTATGGCAAAAATAATGGTAAAATGTTTATACTGCGGAGAACAGTTTGACAGGGCCTCTGAACCATGTGTTAAAATAGGTAGACGATATGCCCATAAAAAATGTTTTGATTCGCAGTCAGAAGAAGATAAAAAAGAGCAGAAAGATAAAAGTGATTTTTTTGAATATGTAAAAACTGTATATGGGTCAGATTATAATTATATTTCAATACAAAAACAAGCTGAAAACTATATTAAACAATATAATTTTACCTATAGTGGAATGTTAAAATCTCTTAAATGGTTTTATGAGATTAAACATGCTGATAAAGAATCTGCTAATGGTAGAATAGGTATTATTCCTTATATTTATGAAGATGCTAAAAAGTATTATTATGAGCTTTTTTTAGCACAGCAAAGAAATAAAGATGTTAAAGGGTATTGTTTACAAACGAAGGAGATCGTGATAGCATCGCCGCGTATTCCTAAGACACCACCAAAATTATTTGATTTAGGAGATGAAGATTAATGGATTATAGCAAATATAGTAAAGAAGAATTAGAAATATTTTGTCATAATAAAGACTATGAAATAGAAAGAAATAGAAATAAAATCCTTCTTCTTACAGGGTGTGTTGCTTTTGGTGATACTGATGGTATGAATGGAACATGTGTAGATTGCTCTTATGAAGATCCAGTTTTATGGGAAAGATGTAGTTCTTTCAAATTTGCTTTCAAAAAATATCTTGATAGAATAAATGCAAGAAAACTAGGTGATAAAGATGTCTAAATATACTGATGTACCAGCTTGTATGCAGGTTATTGGTGGAGTATATAATAATCCTTCTCTATTGGATAATGAAAAATATTCTTTTACAGAAGAAGATTTTACAGAAGAATTTCATAGAATTTTATTTGGATCTATTTATAATCTTCATCAGTTAGGTGCTACTGAAATTAATGTAAATACAATTACAGATTATTTGGAAACTCGTCCAAGTAAATTAGCCACTTTTAAAGTAAACAATGGAGTAGAATATCTTCATAAATTATCAGAATCAACTCAAATTGCTGCTTTTGAATATTATTATTCAAGAATGAAAAAGATGACCTTATTTAGAATGTATTCAGAAAAGGTCGGTATGGACTTAAAATGGCTATATGATCCTGATAATATCTTTGATATGAAGAAAAAGCAGGCTCAAGAAGATTGGTTTGATAATACTCCTATTGAAAAAATTGCAGATTTAATTGATGGGAAAATTCAGCAGATTCGTATGAAGTATATTGATAATGCTGATACAATTTTTCAGCAGGCTGGCGAAGGTGTTGATAATTTAATCTCACAATTAATGGAATTTCCTGAGATTGGTTATCCTATGTATGGAAAAATTATCAATACAGTTACACGAGGGGCTAGACTTGGAAAACTTTATCTTCGTTCAGCCGCAACAGGCGTAGGTAAAACACGTGCTATGATAGCTGATTGTTGTTTTATCGGGTGTGATGAATTATATAACCCAGAAACAAATCAATGGGAAGAAAATGGAACTAAAGAACCATGTATTTTTATTACTACTGAGCAGCAATTAGATGAAATTCAAACGATGATGTTAGCTTTTATTTCTAATGTTAATGAAAGAAATATTCTTAATAATGAATATTATGGGGATGAATTAGATAGAGTAAGAAAAGCTGCTCAAATTTTAAAAAATAGCTCCATTTATGTAAAAAGACTTCCTGACTTTACATTACAAGATATTGAAAATACAATTAAGTTTGCTGTTAGAGAGTGGGATGTAAGATATATTTTCCATGATTATATTCATACTTCTATGAAGATTCTTAGTGAAGTTAGTGGGAAATCTAGAGTGGAAGGATTAAAGGAATATAATATTCTTTTTATGATTGCTGTTAGATTAAAAGATTTATGTGTTGAAAATGGAGTATTTATTGAAACAGCAACACAGCTTAATAGTGAATATCGAAGTGCTAATGTATATGACCAAAACTTATTAAGAGGTGCAAAATCTATTGCTGATAAAATTGATCTTGGAGCTATTATGTTGGAAGTTTCAACAGATGATAGAGAAGCCCTAAGTGATGTAGTAAGTAGAAACGGATTACCTATGCCGGATATTAAAATTAGTATTTATAAAAATAGACGAGGAGAATA